TATAATTAATTTTGTCGTCAGATGACGGCGGCAAAAAAATATGCTGAAGTGGCGGAACAGGCAGACGCACCCGCCTCAAAAGCGGCATCCCTTTGCAGGTTCGATTCCTGCCTGGCGCACCAATACGCGGACACGGCCCGGCGGGCGCGTGTCCATATTGGACACAGGGACGCATGAGAGATTTTGCCAAAGCATTTTATAAGAGCAAGGCGTGGCAGCGCACGCGGGCTGCGTATGCTGCCAGCGTTGGCGGGTTATGCGAGGATTGCCTGCGCGCCGGTGTTATTAAGTCGGGCGAGATCGTGCACCATAAGCGTCCGCTGACGCCGGACAATATCAGCGACCCGGCGGTCACGTTGAGCTTTGACAACTTGGAACTTTTATGTCGCGACTGCCATGCCCGGCGGCACGGAAACCAAAAAAGATACAGAGTTGATCCGATGGGCCGTGTTATCCCGCATCGGTAGGCCCCCCTGGTTCATTTCTGGCGGGGCCTTTGGGAGACCGGCGCATGGGGTTAGGAAAAACTGGACGTTCGCGCGAGAGGGGGTGTTGCAATGGGCAAAAAGAAAAAAGAAACCAGGATTAAAGACGAGTTGGCGAGACTGAGCGAGATCTACAA